AAGATGCTCTCAGAGTCCAGGAACATCAATTGATCAGCCACGCTGCGCCAGTAATCCTCGTCGAAGCGTCCGCGACTAAGAGCAATGCAGCAGCGGTACAGTATGGACTCGGCGTCGACCTGAAGCGAGTCAAGACCGAACAACCAACCACTAAAGATACCCGTGGGGCCTGACTGCGGTTTCCCGACGAACGACAGATGCGTCTTCAATGCACCAGTGGACTTGGTAGGGCCGTCGCAAATGAAGTCGTCGCCATTAAACCAATAGGAATAGTCGAGGCGATAACCCAAGTTGAGCAGGGTGACGATTAGGTTCCTAAGCGTGTTCAAAGGCCATGTCATCCGGTCTCCACTGTTCTGCATCGTGGCCATGCTACCAAGATAGGAGCTCGCATGGGTCTTCCTATGAACGTAGGCATCAATGAACCAGCTAGGAAAGCCCAATCGATGGAAGACATGAACGTCGAGAGCCAGGATCTGTCCGTCGCAACCGCTATCCCAAGAGGTATAGTCGTTAGACGACGTACCACGGCCATGATGCCAGACCTTCGAGTAAGCGTCAACAAGCTGAGTCGGAGTCAAACGTCTGAGAAGAACGATGTTGCTCGGGGCTCGGTCCAACAGTTCCTCTTCAAGGAACAGGACAAAAGCGGAGTCAGCTAACGTGGTGGACAGCGGGAACTCATGGATCAACTGTCCTGCAACAGCATCAGAATTCACCTTCTCCAGCTTCTTGACTACCTGCTGTTTCAGGAAGAGGCGAATATCGACGCTGGTTTGATCAGGCACTTGAGATCTGATCTTCGCCAAGACGGCAGCATCTGTCCTTCTCGAGCAATACTCATCCACAACGCGCTCGGCATAGCTTAAGTGCTTCTCCTGAGTCCACTGGGGGCAGTGCGGAAACACCTTATCGAACATCCTTTTGAGATCTGGGATGTCCGCGGACTTGTAGTCGGCCATGTTCTGCTCTGGGCTGGCTCTTCGGATGCGCTTGGCCACGGACATGTCCTCAGTAGCCCTGTCGTACCGCGAGTGGAACGGCGGGTTGGTCATTCTACCGTCATCAGCGAACTGCCTGGTGGGTCCAACTCGGGTGGCAGCTTCCCTGGTCGAGGGGTCCTTTACGTGGTACTCAAGGACGTGCTCGGATGAGGGGACAGCTAGTCGAACGCCAGGAGAAGCAGCGGCATGCTCAAGCGGGATCTCAGAGACCTGATGATGCAGGACAGGGGCCTCATAGAACATAGGCAACTCATCCACAATGGAGGTCGAGTAGCCGATGTCAGCAGACGACCACCAACTGTGACAGGCATCTTCGAAGAGCCGAGGGATGTGAGCACGCAAGTGGCTGAGAAAGGCCATCTGAGAGAGACGAATACCGCTGACAACACTGGAGGAGCGCGCCAAACCGCAGCCAAGCAAGATAGTGTTAAGCAAATCACTACCCGTGGGGAGCATGGGGTTGTTGGGACTCTGCCACAGGAAGTTGGTCATCAGCTTAACCCCACTCTTAGACCGCGTTAAGCCGACATAAGCATTCGAGTCGCTGATTGACTGCTCCAGACCAGTGACATCCAGGACGATCTCCTCCTCGAACTCCAGACCCTG